GCTTAGGGCTACTGGGTCTGTCTGCATCAGCATATCTGTAGCTGTAATAGATCGTGTGAAGTATTGGGCAATCGATGTGGCATCTGAATAAGTCTGTGCTGTGCCACCAATTCGGGTTACAGTTGCTTTGTTCACGATTGTCTTATCATCAAGTGCAAAGGTAATTCCTGCATAACTAATGCCACCTGTTTGGTTAAATACTGTAGGAGATGCAGCTTGTGCATCGTAGACAAATTGACGACCCTTAAAGGTTGCTACGCCATTCTCATCGATGTAGAACGCGCCCTGCTCTGTAAACTCGCAAGTCTGTATTGCTTCTAAGACTGTGCGCTGAGTGCCAGGGTCTGCCACGCAAGTTGTAGCCCCTGTGCCAATGCTGGTAAATGCAGGCGGCCACGCAATCATTGTCAAGATAGATTGAACGCGCTGTGCAGTTGTCTGACCTGCTGTGCCACCTGTAACTGTGGTGACATTGGAGTTATACATCAAGCGGAAAGCATCGTAACAAATGAACGTGCAATAGCCTGTTTCTTGACCTGTAGGATAGGTATAGCGGTATTCGGTGATGTAGCCGCCAAATAAGCCATACGTTGTGCCGCCATAGATAGCAGATGCCTGTATCTTTCTTAATGGTTGTAAAAGGCCAAAATACGGACTGGCTGTGTTCTGGGGATTGAAGTAACCCAGTTCATCAACAATCTTGATAGTAGCTGAGCCTGACTCATAATTGTCTTGAAGAAGGTTGCGCCCTCGACGTGTTGAAATGTTAAGAGTCTGTGCAGAAACATCGACAATTACAGGTACAGAAGAAGCTAGTTCAGCAAAACCTAATTGTGATGTACCTAAGATAAAAGGATTTCCGAAGGATGCTCCACCAGAAAGATTTATCTTTACAGATATCGTTGCTGGTAATGCCATTATCTGTAAGCAGTCGTGTAGGAGATTGGGATTCCGGAAGCCTGATTGTTGTAGATGCCCTGAGTAATGGCATTGACTATATCTCGCTCTGTTGAGATTGAGCCACCGACATTGACTGTTACATTCATCGAAGCCGATTCAGCAGCTCTGAAAGAACCAGCGCCAAAGCCCATAGATAAGGCTGTTCCAGGAATGCCACCAGATACCGCATTAGGATCATTGGCAGTAAAAGTAGCAGCTGAAGCGACTGAAGTTGCAGATGAGATTCCCAAAGCAGCCATAAGTTTGGCTTGTTCTAACGCAATCTTCTCTAGTAATGCTTTGATAGATGCAAGGATAGCCTGACGGAATGCTTCTAAAGCATCTGTGGCCTTATTGGCATTTACAATCTGACCAGCAAGTGCAGCGTTCTGATCCTTGATAGCAATAAGAGATAATAAGCGCATCTTTGTTTCACCATCAGTTGCCTGATTCATTGCAGCAAATAAGCCAATACGCTCGACATCAAACTTCTTTTTAAGTTCTTCAAGAGCCTGTTGATCTGCTGTAAGAGTAATCTTGCGAGTCATTAAACTGTTGTCAATAGTTAATAAAGCATTACGGTCTTTCGCTAATTTTTCAGCCTTTTTAGCTAAAGCAATTTGTGAACGCTGGGTGTCCATATTGCTGCCACCAGTAAGTTGAAGATTGCCAGCGCCAGTAGAAGGATTCTTAAATACAATGCGACCACCAGCAACTACACGTTCTGGTGCAAATGCAGCTCTAGCCTGCTGCCCTGTTGATATGGCAATGTAGTCTGAAATTTTAGTAATGAGATTTGCAAAAGAGGTTGCCAGGGCATCTATTTTTGCAGTAAATCCATCAATTGTTCCACTGCCGCTTATTTTGACTACTGCATTAAGAAGGGCATACCCAATCTTCTCGCTTGCGTTGCCAGTTGATATGGCAAGTTTATCCATTTGTCCTTGATAAGTTTCAACGGATTTTCCACCTGCGCCAGCAAAAGTTGCTTGAATTTTCTTTTGTATTTCTTGGAAAGACATTGATTTAAGTTCGGCATCAGAAAGTCCAAGATATAATTCCTTTAATCCTTTTCTGTTGCCAGTATAAGCTCTTGAAAGAATATCAATTGTTTGTGAGTAATCTAAGCCCGATCCAGCAGAAGCATCAAAAGCAAGTTTCATTAAATCTTGCGCTTTAGTAACTGATCCAGTTACCTGAGCTAGTTGAGCAAAACTCGGACGAAGAATGTCGTCGGCAATGTTAGTTTGAGCCTCAAGGGAAGATATAAAACCTTCTACATCAACTTTGGCATAAGCAAGTCCAAGATTGTTTAAGCTATTAGCAAGAAGTGCTTGTGACTTCTGATCTTGTGCAGCAGCATTTGCAGCAGCCTTTGTATAATTAATTAATTGTTTTGCAGCAAAAGTAACACCAAAGGCAGCAGCTAGATTTCTCGCTGATTTACCCATCTTGCCGAGGGCTGTTTCCGCTTGCTTAAATCCTTTGGCATCAAACTTTGAGCCTAAAAAAATCTCTGCTAATGCCATTAGGCTGCCTTCCTAAATGTTGTTGTTTTGCTTCTAGCCATGAAAGTTGATGTTGCTTTGTCAATAGCTTTCATTGCAGCGCCTTCAGCTACGCCTTTTGATTCAGCCCATGCGCGATAAATTAAACGACCACGACCTTTAAGGCTTGAAACAAGTGGTGGCAAATTATCAATGAACTGTTCGCCAGCTTTAGGGTTATATGAATGCGAATACTTGTGACCTGCTGGCCCATTAGGGCCAACCCAAGGTTGTCCTTGTGGATTTTTTACACCGGCTTGTTCATAGATAGCACCAGCTCTGCTTTTGTTGTAAATCTTAGCCATGCTAGTAAAACCATTTTTATTTCTTTTTGTGACACCAGTTGAGAAACCAATACCCTTACTAATTACAAAAGCATTGTATTTAGGAAACATTCCTGTAGATGATGATTTTTCATTCCAGTTGGTCATGGAATTGCTTTCAACGTAGCCACGTGCTTTACGGACAACAGGAGATAAGGCTCTACGCAATTCAGCCTTTAATTCTTTGTCTAAATCAGGAGCGAACTGGCGCAATGCTTTGCGTAGATCAGAGTTACCTCTTAGTTCTACGGCTGGCATTCGCTATCTCCTTCGCTTCATCTTGTAGAACCTTAATTAAGTTCTTCAGCATTACATCATCTAATTCTAATAATTGTTGTGGCGCGATCCCGAGTCTGACACTTAATTTAGCAATCAGATAGGTGATCGAGTCGCGCCCTAAGCCAAAGGGTCATCATCTAATACTTCAACGCTAGTCAAAGTTTCGATGAATCCTTCCCCAAACGGCTTAACAGTTTCACCCGAACGGCGGATACATTCCCAGGCTAACCAGAAGATGTCGCTCTGCTTCTGATCTTCGATAAACGCTTTATGAAAGCCCTTCTTAGCGTGAATCTCGAAGCCATATTGCACCAATGGAGTAATTGGGTATTCGCCAACTGATCCATCTGCCCTTGTTACTTTCAGCTTTGCCATGATTTGCCCCTTTGTTTAGTTGTTTAGAAAGAACCTGATGTGGCTACTGCAACTGTTGAGTTAGCAGTAAAGGTAATTGACTGTGTGCCAATATCGCCAACAGCACCATTGATGTCTGTTGTGTTATTGACTAGCAATGAAACTGTGTAAAGTGGGTTTGTAGCAGAAACTATTGTTCCCTTTGTCTGTAGGAATACTGCTGTAACAGTTGTTCCCCATGCAGCTTGCAGGGTTGCAAGAACATTTGCTGATGCTGTGTCGTTTAGGAAGTCAATCGTTACCGATGAAGCTTCCAAACCTTTTACGAACTTGTGAGCGGTATCCAAACTGTTACCACCATTTCTGGCGGGCTAGTCATTTCTGCTAACCTCTGCATCTTTACCATTGATGCAGTTCAGACTATATCTTCACCCTATTTCTAGGGGCTGCGCGTGTAGTCGTTACGGACTCTCTGCTTTTGCAGGTTGCCTCGGTATTAACTCTTTTTCTTGGGAGCCTTCACCGATATAGCGCAGTAATTTTCATCGCTGCTTACGCGGCGAGTGGGCAATCCTGTCTACCCATAGCGGTTACTTCGAGTTCGTCAAATGATCTGTTAATTGTTACTGCTGTAACATGGTCGCTAAGATCGACTGAATTGATCTTGACGCCTACGTTATTACTTAGAAATATAGCCATTCGGATTATTCCTCGTCTTTCTTAGTAGATGGTGGCTTTGGTGCTGAAGTAACCTGCCCGATTTTTTTCAGGAAGGCTTCGTTTTCTTTTTCCCATTCGGACATTTTAGCTCCATGTGGTTAGAACGGATAGTGACATTTCGCATGTAAGCAAATCACCTGAAGCTGCATTCAGCACAGATGGTTGGCTTACTGCTCCTACATTGTATACCAAAGCAGAAGCTGCGAGTTTGTTGAACACACCCACTAGGGCATCTTCAATTCCATTGAGATTGCCTTCGTTATCGAACAAAGGCACGGTTATGATTATCTTAAAATTAGCGGTTGGAGCAATCGTATTGTGTTGATTGTTGTTTGGTTCTAAATATGGATCAGAAGGCGCAACAATGACTGAGTTAGCAAGAACTGTGGCTGGTGGGAATGCAAAGGTTTGCCATTTGGTGTTATCGACTAAAGCAGTCGCAATCGTGGTTCTAAGAGTAGTAAGAGCAACTGGCATTATCCGACCATCGAACGTGGATCAAGGGCGTGAGCAATAAGCCCTCTCACCTTTGCTAAAAGTTGTGCGGACATGCGATATGGAGAAGGTTGGAAATCTACAAGGTTTGAGCCGCCGAGAGTAGCTGTGCGAGCCTGCCAAATATCTACGCTTACCATCAACGCTGCGTTCTGCACAGCTGTGTCTGTTGTCCAGTCAG